ATCATTGTGGACTGTTTAAAGGCTCATGGTGCGCTTGGTAAGGATGGGATAGCCCAACATAGCGGGTTGGACAAAAATCAAGTCTCACGCCGTTTAAACGAACTGGAAAAGATGAATCTCATCCAGTTGACAGGCAAGACTGTTAAGTCCGCATCAGGTCGCAATGAACGTGAATGGAGGGCAGTCTAATGTGGGATGTACTCGTTACTTTTATTCTGATGCTTTTCGGGGCATTTATGGTGATTGCTGTTGGGGTAATCTTTATTGCAGCACTATTGTTTCTTCAAAATGAGGTTGACTGATGGACAAATATGACATTGAGCAACGAGTTCAAAGTGCAGAAAAGTCCATTACAAAGATCAAATTAAGAATTGAATCATTAGACCCATACCGCAACCAAGTCATTGAAGAAGTTGCGAGAGAAATAGAAAAGTTAACTGCTTTTGGTACTGACACCATAGACAGTTTGGCGACATACATAAGAGGAATGAAAAAATGACACAAGCCCAAAAAGTATTTGAGGCCATGATGAGAGCCAAAGGCTACTCAGAACTCAATAAAACCAAGGATAGATACGATAATCCTAGCGTACAAACCCGTTGGAATTACTTTCAACTTGGTTGGGAAATGAGAGGAGTTATATGAGTTTTAGCGATTCAACAATCAAATACATCAAAGACTTGATGAGAGCCAAAACAATCTATGAAATCATCGCAAAGGAATTGCATGAGGCGCATCTACGCAAACTAGAAGCTGAAACTGCTGCCGAATACGCCAGAGCCGCCATCCAGTACAACGAGGCAAGAATCACAAGACTTCAAAAACGATTGTTAGAACACACACAAGAAGGCGATTACGCATGAGCGAGAAAAAGAATGCATTTGATTGGGATGATGGAACTCCAAGCATCTGGACACGGGACAAAGAACTACAAAAACAATTACAAGGTCAAAACTGGGGCAGAAAAACACAAGCCAAAGTTAATCCAAATGAAAAGCGAGAAATCTACTACTATTCCAAGGCTAAGTTAGACAAATGACAAACTACAAACCAGACCAAGAGCTTGTCGAGTTGGCAAGGAAAGCAGGATTTATCATGCCCGACTTTGCTATTGACTCACCAAACGATAACTGGGCGGGTCGGAAAGTCTCATCAATGTGGCTTGCCTTGGCTAAATTCAGGCATATCTGTCAACAAGAGGAAAAAGCAAAGTTTGCCGATGCTTACTTTGAATTCAGTAAGAAATGATACGCAAGATAAGAACCTTTTACGGCAAGAAAAAAGGTCAACATGGGACTAGAGAAACTACAGTATCCATGGGCGTAGCATGGCTCTGTGAGAAGTGTGGGGAGGTGATTCTATATGAGCACCTTACCCCAAAACACTTCTGTAAACGACCTATTACGCTATTAACGTATCCAGAGCAGCCTGAGTCCTAGCAACCCTGTCATCCAAGCCATGAGTGCCACCATTGATCTTCTTGGTTAAGCCTTCCATATCATTCTTATCTGCATAAGAATTCAACTTGTTCTTATTCCAAAACCAGCCAGCAGACAATGCCGCATACTGAGGCGTACTTACCAAATCAGGCTCAGACACCAAGTCAAAGTCCAAAGCCTCGCCACAAGCCTCATAGTTGCTCTTGCCAGTCAATTGGATGAGTCCACGACCACGATAAGCCCAACCTTCACCTGATTCCTCATCACCATTTCCCATGCGATTGGCATAGACTTTGTTGGCAATCTTCTGAGGATTTCGTTCATAGTTCTGTCCATCAACCACAGTAGGAAAGCGTTTAGGCCAAACACGGCACAAAGATGCAGCAGAGTAGTTCAGATTCTCAGACAAAGCAGTAAAACCACCAGACTCATGGGCGCATTGACCTAAGAAACAGGCTTGACGCTCAGGTGTGTCAATTCCAAACTTCTCAAAAGTCTCGTTAATAGCATCAATCCACTCACCCGCTTTGGCAGGTTTCATGTTTAATGCTTTGGCTAGTTGTTGAACATTCATAGTTACCTTTCGTTTTAAACTAAAATTTACAAATTGTCACAATTTACAGATACGATTTTACTTGGCAATAGTGCCATAACAAGGGAAACATCATGTACAAGATTGAAATCGACATTTCTGATTGGGAATTTGGAACAGATACAGTTGTCATTGAAACCAATGACTTTGAAAAGATCGCCATCATTCAAGAATTCATTGAATTCCAAGAGAATCATGGTTGGTGCGTTGACTATGATGTTACCGATGAGTACGTCTACAACCAGTCTGACGATGAAGAAATCATCGAAGACGAAATTGACGAAGACGAAATCGTTGAAGACGAAGAATCCGAAGAATACGAAATCGGAGAGATCGTAGAAGACGAAGATGGAGTGACTTGGGTGCGTGTGGCATAATATTCATGCAGTTGTCTCCTTGAAGGGGGGTCTTAGGACTCCCCTTTTTTTATACATCAAATACTTTGCCTCGGAATTCAACTTGACCTTCAGCATATTTATGCACCAACTCAGGCCACAAAAGCCTTCCGTTGTGAAAAGTCAACACAGCAAAGCCTGATCGCCAGTTAGTTGGCGAGTCTTCCAAGTAATTTACAAACTGCACTCCGTCAGTGTCAGCCAGCGTTCCCGTATCTACGCCAAACCTGTTGCCGTTGTAATCAGAGAATGGAGTCACTTTAAGGCTGTGTAAATGCCCTGTAACCACGCTTACGCCTGCATTGACTGTATTGTTGTGGGTAGCGTGTACACCGCCCTTATAGCGGTGTTTAATCACCACATTCTCAGTAGGCCAACAAGACCAACACGGCTCCCATGTAGGGAAGTGGTCTTTCAAGGCAAAGCCTTTGACAAACTCATATTGCGGGGCATTGGCGGCAAGTCGGTTCTCAAACCGAGCGTCATGGTTGCCCAATGTCCACACTAACTTTACATTGTCTCGTTGTTTTTTTGCTATATCCTCAATTTCACCCAAAGCAATCTCGCAGGCTTTGAGTTCTTGGATTACCGATGGCGTTGAATCCCATCCAATACGAGGATAACGAGAGATAGAAGCGCCATCAAATACATCTCCATTGGCAATGACAGCTTTAGGCTGAAGCTCTTTAATCGCCCAAAGAAGACCTTTATATGCTGTTGTATGGATTGAAGGCCAGAAGTGAGCATCACTAAAAACAATAACAATGCCATTTTCAATCCCCAGTTCTTTTCTTGCTGCGTTGGGTTTTACAGTTTGAGACTGATTATGTTTGGCTTGGAATTGCTCGCCATATTTAGCTTCTAAGTTTTTTCTGCGTCTTGCAATGTTACGCAAATCCATGCCAAGTGCTCTTGCCATTTCATTGCTTGATTGATAGGACTTCCAAATCTCAATGAACTCTTGGTCGCTAAAAACTGGTTTTGCACCCATGACAACTCCTATAAAGTTGCCTGAAATTAAACTAAATCAATGACAACAGCGTGAATCTTAACGTGATTTGTTCAATGTTTGATAAACAGTGTTGTATGCATCTATACATGCATTCAATTGCCTGATTGCTTTGTCTCCATCGTCTGTGATGGCGACAAGATTTTTAGCAGTCTCTCGGTCAAGTTCGGCGTCTGTTTGAACGCTATCTCTGGGGGAAGGGGCGGCATCTGCGGTGGCGTGTACGGGGCAGACGGGGGTTTTGACAGGAATCCGCAACTTGAGAGCACCATTGTCAATATCAGAATTGCGCTTTTGTTGAGCAAGTTTTGCATCATTATTTGCCTTTATCAATTGTGTGGTTTGGTTATTAACTGCGGCTACAAGAGCTTGTTCTTTCTCCCTAGCGGCAACATTCAAAGCGGCTATCTCAGCCTGTTGGCGAGTATTTTCATCCTCACCACCTTTGTAATAACCGCCACTAAAAGCACCTAAAACAGCCATTAAGATGCTCAATAGCACCCAAGGATTTAATAGACTCATTCTTTGGCTTCCAATTTAGGCTCATCATCAGCATCAACTTCAGCTTTAGCTACAGCTTTGGCAGTTGCCGAGACAGCACTACGACCTGCAACACCACCCAAAACACCAGTGATAAACACCATAATTGTGTTGATTTGTTGTGTATAAACTTTGTCAATAGCCGCCATACCTGACATGGGCTGAGTCACAAAAGAAACTGAATACAAGAACATTGCCACTGAACCAACAAGAATCATAGTCAATGAAAAGATGACAATAGCCCAAATTCTTATTTCAATTTCTTCAGCAGTCAGACGATTATTAGGTTTAAATCCGATGGTAGGCATCACTTTTTCTCCTGTTCAAGTTTAACAAGTTGTTCGGGGCAAGTACCAGATGCGGTGCAAATTGGAGGTTTACAGTCTGGTTCATTCCAGTTTTTTGGGTCTTGGCAAGGATAACGGAATCTATCTTGACAACCAGTCAATAATACCAACACGATTGACAATCCCCAAATACAGTAAATATTCATTTGTTTTTCTCTCTTTCCTTTTGTTCAATCTGCTTTCTCAGTTTTTCAACTTTTTCAATTTGCTGTTTGGTTTCTTGCTTCACTTGAAGCACATCTAAGTACACCATGCCCAAAATAGGTAGCAGCATACCCACCAAAATACAACAAGCAATCCATCCCATCACACTTTCCCAATCTTGCTGATTAGACCGAGGAGCAACCACATATATAGGAGGAATAGGAAAGTCGCCAGCAGATACGCTTGTTTTTCTGCTAGGAGGCGTTCCCTTTCCTTTCGTTGCCATGCTTCTGCATCCCGTTTCTTCCTTGCTTTCTCTTGCTCTCCAGCGATGATGTCTCTCATACTGAAAACCTCAGAATACAAAGCACCCATCTCTGGTGGCGATTGGTAGACCATGCACTCTCTGATCTGAACTACCAATCTCTCCATCTCTTGTTGCGCTAAAACCCTGTTTAACGCCTCTTCCATCAAATTCACATCATCAGAAAAGACTACAGTCCTAGCCTTCTCTTCTGATTCCCTGATATGCGTTTCTAATTGTTCTTGTAGTTTGAAAAACTCAGTCAGGTTTTTAACAATTTCGGCTTTAACCTGAGTCTCATCAACAGCGACAAACTCAGACTTCTTGGCTTTTGCAACAGATTTTGGAGACTCAACTTTAGGAGCACTGCCAAATAGCTTGCGTAAAGTACCCCAGAATCCTTTAACCTCTTTGCCAATGGCAATGACTTGATCTGCTGTTTTCTTGACTTCAACAAAAGACTCTTTAGCCTGCTTGTAAAGGTCACAGCCAGCTTGAATATTCTTGACCAAGCCAGCCGCAAGAAGACAAATAGAGATTGGGTCAATTTTGTGTCCTTACTTGTTCATCTGCCCAATAGATGACAAAAGACCACGCCATGAATAATCAGGCATAGGAGGCTGAATATTGCCAGATAACAATCCACTTTGGACTTTTTGTGCGGCTCTGGCTCTTAACCAGTTTTGCATCTGTTCAGCACCCATACCAGCCATGACCAAAGGAACGCCAACTTCAGGCTTGACAGTTGAGCCTGCAACTGCGCCATAACCCAAGACATTTCGTCTTGTTGGGTCAAACTTGGCTATGAAGGACAAGATCGGGTCAATAGCACCACCTTTAGCAACCGATTTAATCGCATTTTGCTCATCAGTTGTAAAGACAGCCATTTTGTTTTTATTTGCGGCAAGATTGATAAATCCTTGACGAATCAACTCACCTTCAGAAGCATTAGGATTGGCAGAACGAATATCTGCTGTATCCAAAATGTTTTGCAAGGTTGTAGCTCTACTTAAATTGCGCCAATCTTTACGAGCATCCATAATTGTTTTGACGGCCTCATCAATGCCACCAGCGCCAGCAGAAACATCTTTTGGACTCAATCCTGCAACATAGTCATCAATAGCAGATGTCATTTCACCTGCTAATCTGCGGACATTCTTATCAGGATTACTCTTCAAGTCATTGGCAAGTTGACGCATCTGGTCAACATTGTTGAATGAAACATTCCCACGACCCACAATTTGCTGATATTTGTTCAATACAGTCTGAACTTCAGGCGCATTCTCAGGCAAGAATCGTTCAGCATTTAAACGATTATTAATTTGATTCAACAATGTATTTGCACTTTGTTGATTCAATTCAATGCCAAGGTTATCAACCTTTGTGTATGCTCTACCTGCTCGTTGTTGAACTTCCTGCATGGAGACAATAGGATTTTTCTCAGAAGTAGCCA